GCTCTTCATTGATTGGACTGTTTTTTTTTGTTTTCCGTAAATCTCCCAGACATACGTTTACAGCAATCCTGTATATCCATGTTTCAATGGCCGACTTGCCTTTAAAAGATTTTCTATGGTTCCAGACCTTTATAAAAACCTCTTGATGCCAGTCATTCGCGAGCTCGGTATTGCCTGAGGCATATCCTAAGCACAACCGGTGGACTTTTGAGGCGTGAGCGTTATAGATCTTAGTGAAGTCTTCTTCTGAATTCATCCTTGTGATGCCAAAATTATTTGTATCTGTTCCAAGAACCATTCGGGTTGATCAAGCATTACAAAATGAGCACTGTTTTCAGCTATCATAAAAGTATAGTCCTTTAAATTTTTATATTGATTTTCGTAGGTCTGCGTTACCATTTCCTTACCATACGGTTCCGATGCTGCAATGATGGTAACGGGAATCTCAATTTTTTTTAAATCTTCCCTTAGATCTAGTTTTATGTAATCGGTGTAGCCATAAACATAGGTCTCACGATCTGCCGCCAGCATCCAATCCTTGATTTTCTCTTGGGCTAATTCTTGGTTGCTCATCCCTTTAGACATATTGCCGGCAAACTGTTCAAAATCTGCATCACTCATTGCCAACTGCTGATCGTTGTAAGGGCTTTCATAAATTAAGTTATCTGGATTAAAATCAGGCATCATAAGCGCTCCGGACGCTGGTAAAGCGTCGATTAGTATGATTTGCCCCAATTTTAATTCACTGTCGGCAGCAAGCCAAGTAGCGACCGTTCCACCCAAACTATGACCAATTAGGGTTGCATTTTGTAAATCATTTTGTAAAATATAGTTTTTGAGGGACTCGTTTACTTTGGGTAGCCACGGAAATTCAATCGCATCTTTTCCGCCAAAACCAGCCAAGGTAACTACGTGACATTCATACTTCTTTTCCAATTCCTTTACTAGTGGTTTCCAAATATCCCCTGGAACGGTAAAGCCGGGAATTAATAGAACAGGTTTACCCTTTCCGGTAACTTCTACATAAATAGGTTGATTTTCAAGTTTGGCATAAATTGATACCGTAAAGAGCAGTGATACTACAATAAGAATAAAATTTTTCATAATTTCTAAGTTTTGATTTCTCTTTAGATGCAAAAAATTTAGAATGTTACACATTCTTTTTAAATTTTTCGATCAATTGGGTAATTGCTGTTCAAACTACAGTGGGATTATCTATTGTCAAATCTTAAATAGGAAATTGTGAAAAAGTATTGTTTTAGGCAGTATGGAAGTTAAAGCGTCTTACAAAATTCACTAAAATCCATGAATAGCTACCACTTATGTTCCTCTCAGTTCTGGTTAGTTATAACCTTTTCAGCTTTATCAATTAAAAGTTAAATAAAATATATAATTAAAATTCCTGCATTGTAACGTTTAGAATTTGTGATGGGTATTCAAATATCTATACTGCTTTTCTCTTTCGGTAGTGTTGGCGTTTTATCCATATCGATACGTTCTACCTTGTAAGCTAATGGTTTTGACCTAAATCAAGAAGTTGGAATATACGGGCTTTAAAAAATCAATTAGCATTAGATTCTATCAAGGCATTTCGCTTTTCACCCTATCAGGAATTCTAGAAATGAACAAGCATTTTGTATTAGCGAAAATTTGGCAGACGTGATAAGCTTTTATCAGGTATAGCGGTTAAACTAGATTACTATTTTAACTCTGATTGTACAGATTTCTATCTTCATTTCAATAGAGATATCCGTGAGATATCCGATAAAAAAGCTATACACTTTAGTAAAATAGCATGGTCAAGGTTTGAAATAGTTTACAAGCAACTTACTACACGAGTATCCCATTACAAAAAATTCTTATTCGATATATTTTTAAATTAGTTTTATGGTTTAAACAGATTAATTTTAACGTACTTTTAGTACGTATTTCAAATCCGCTAGAATTTTAGCGAATATCCCCACGAAGCTTTCCGAATGGCTGCTGGACAATTATTTTTAGTCCACGTCGAAACTCTTTATATTAATTTTTTAACGGTTTAATTATGTTGGCTATGTTAACAATAGATTCTGTACGTAGAATCATATCATTATGCTGCTTGATCTTGGGCGGTTTTATGTACGGACAATCCGTTTCAGGTACCGTTTCCGACGTCAATGGCCCCTTGCCCGGTGTGAGCGTAGTCGTTAAGGGTACCACCATAGGTACCGCGACGGATTTCGATGGACAGTTCATTCTTGATGATGTAACTGATGATGCCATTTTGGTACTTAGTTATATCGGCTATTCCACCAAAGAGGTCCCTGTTGATGGAAAAAGTACTATCGATGTTGTTTTGGAGGAAGATCTGCAAAAGCTTGACGAAGTGGTATTGGTTGGATATTCCTCTAGAAAAAAATCCACTTTGACAGGCGCCGTATCGGTGGTTGACGTCGCAGGAATTCAAAAAACAAGGGTATCGAATGTTTCCCAAGCTTTACAAGGTCAAGTGGCCGGTGTACAGGTGACTTCCAGTTCGGGAGCTCCCGGCGACCCCGTTCAAATACGTATCCGAGGGGAAGGAACCATAGGCAACAACAATCCGCTTTATGTGGTCGATGGCATTCCCACACGGGATATCACTTTTCTGAATCAGGGCGATGTGAAAAATATTACCGTTCTAAAGGATGCCGCTGCCGCTGCCATTTATGGTTCGCGCGCATCGGGAGGGGTAGTGCTGGTGACTACAAATAGTGGAACGGAAGGCAAGCTTAATGTCGATGTAAACTATTTTGCCGGAATTGAGAAAGTTTCGAACCTTCCTGATTTACTTAGTGCAGATCAGTACATAAATACATTGGAGCAAGCATGGAACAATTCCAATAGGGAAGGGCCTAATCCCTATACCGCGGACAGGGGAAGGGCTGATTTCGCCGACACCGATTGGTTAAACGAATTGTTTACCCAGGGAAGGTCACAAAATCTACACTTGACGGTGAATGGTGGAAGCGATAAAGTCCGGTTTTATACCTCTTTGGGATATTACGGCCAAGACGGTACGATAATCTATGACAATGACCGGTACAAGAGAATGACTTTTAGAAATAATATCGAAATCGATTTGACCGATCGTTTAAAGGTCGGGTCCAACCTTCAACTATCCAACGAAAAACAGGATAAAATAGCTTCTACAGGGGAAAGCCTAATTCGATTCGGATTGTTGAGGGCGCCGGTAATCCCCGTGTATAAAAACGTCGCCGACCCTACCTATAGTGAACGGGACCCTTTTACCGATCTACCCTTTTTTACGCCTAACGACTATGATGTCGGTTTACAAAGGTCGCTCTACGAATTTGTGGGAAATCCGGTAGCACAGGCGTTCTTTACCGATGATCGTCGAAGTACCTTTACCACCTTCGGGAATGTATTCGGTGAGTATGCCTTTCTGAAAAATAGGGAACTGAAATTCAGGACCAATTTAGGTGTCGATTTAAACTTTTTCCATAATAAGGCCTTCAACGAAAACTATGGTGACGACGACGGGGGCGGAAGCGAATTGGATCAAGGTCTGGGCAGAAGAAATAGACCGAACGGACTGAACGAGGAAAGGGGGGAGGCCTATACCATAACATTTAACAATACCCTGAATTACGAGAAGATCTTTAACGACAAACACGATTTTAGCGCCTTGGTAGGAACCGAATACATAGAGAATTATGCATCTTCCATTGGGGGCAGTAGAACACGATACCCGTATACTTCGAATGAGTTTCGATACTTGGACTATGGTGGCAATGAACTGGATGTTCGTAACGGGGGCAGTGCCTCCGAATGGTCATTATTCTCCCTCTTCGGATCGACAACCTATGTTTACGATAACAAATATATGCTTACAGCTAACCTTAGGGCCGATGCATCCTCGAGGTTTTCGGACAGTAATCGATGGGGATATTTTCCTTCGGTCTCGGTCGGTTGGAAGATTTCGGACGAAAAATTTCTCTATGATGTAGACTGGCTATCCAATTTGAAACTTCGGGCAAGCTGGGGCGAACTAGGCAATCAAGAAATCGATAACTACGCCTATTTGACCTTAGTAAGTCAAGAGGATGGCATTGTCAAAATCGATCGGTTCGGAAATCCCGACCTAAAATGGGAAAGTTCCAGACAATCGAATATAGGTCTTGACCTTGGCCTGTTCAATAACAAATTGGCTTTTTATGCGGAGTATTTTGAAAAGAACACTACGGATATATTACTGCCTATTGGCTTGCCCTCGGTTGTAGGCGACGTTTACCCCACCATCGTCAACGCCGGGGAGGTCAATAATAAGGGGTTTGAATTTTCCCTGAACTATAGAAACAATGACCATGAAGTCAAATACAATATAAATGCCAATTTGGCTACCTTGAAAAACAAGTGTCTTTCATTACCGCTTTTATCCTTGAATTTAAGAGGAGTGGTTATAATGAAGTTAGCTACTTTATCTCTCTCCGATATAGAGTTCCAACATTCAGGGTTAGAGTATTTATTAGCCAGGTACAAGCCAGTTGATAGAGTACCTATCTGAGCTACCTTCCATGTGGTCTGTGCTGGTCTCTCTGCAAATGCTCTGAATACTCCCCTTGTTCCCTGTATACCTGCATTAAGATATGGAACAGCAGTATCTATTGCTTTTATGAGTGGGCCACCCTGGTTAAAATCAAGGTAGTTCCTCGCTTCCCAAGTAGCCTCATGAGGAGAAGCACCACGTTTTAATGCCCTTCGTCTTAAGGCTATTCGTGTCCAAATCTCTGAAGTTTCTCCGAGATACCCAAGTACATCTTGAAGTTGTCCCAGCTTACCGCCTACTTTACTCGTTACTCTACCTTGGTGGGTAAGAAACTGCATCCCCCCACCCTCATTTATATAGTCAAAGTAACTTCCTTTTCTTAGGAACGCATCACCCACAGTAGCCATTAGGTCTACTCCCATCTGTGCTAACCCAACGGGTAAGTGAGGTGAATATGTTTTAGCAGAATCAGTAACAAGCCATATGTGAGCGATGTCTCTCGGGAAGTTAGTTAAGGCAAACTCAGGGTTAAGCCCTGTAGCCATGGGTTTTAATATACTACTCCCAGACAGCCAACCAGCGATATTAGCCACCTGTGCATTCACTATCGGGTCACTTAACACCCACTCTCTCGCCATAGCTTCAGGCATAATCATCTTCTTCGGCTTGCCCTTTACCATAGCTGTGATCGTTTCGTAACCCATAGGGGCTTCTTGGAATACTGGCTTTCCCTCTTTCGTGGTTTTGATTATTTTAGCTTTCTTTACAATCCCATTATCAGGGAAGGCTTCAGCTAAACTGTGCATCGCTTTGTTAGCCCTATTTCTCATGATACGGGCATCAATTCTTGTAATGTATTCACCCAATAGCACCTCAGCATTGTATTCCATGACGCTCTCAGAGCCTTTCTTGAATGATTTTAGTCCACTATCAGGTACAGTTATCTTCTTGTTACGAAACATATAGTCTGTGTGTGGGTCTATCTCAAAGATGTGTTTAATAGGTTCATACGGGGCGTGTGCGGATAAACCCTTAAACCCTTCTTCGGTGATTAACCCTTCATCAAGCATCTCGACCAACTTCTCTCTAAATATATCAAAGTAAGCCTCAGACCTCTCTGCTACATTAGGGAGTTTCTTTTCTATAGACTCAAGTAAGAACTTATTCTTATCGGCACTGAACTCTGGTGGGAATTTATGTTTAGGTTTATAATCCAGAACCTCATTTACACGTCTTGCTTGAATATATTTCCATACAAGTTTCCTCTGTTCTGGTTTTAGATCGCCAAATATCTCACTCACTGCTTTACTTACATAGTACTGAGACTTTTTTGGTGCACCCCGTACTAAGTCATGGTGAATGACGGCTTCTTTACCTAACTCACCAAAATCTTTGAGTAAGTCTTTCTTTATATTACCGCTTACATCAACGGTAGCCCGCTTCAATGCACGGTAAGCGTTCTTGACCTTCTCTCCTTTAGGTACTTTACCCATCTGAGCAAGGTCTGTGTCTACTTTATCGTAATACTTATCAAATGCTTCTAATGCCTTGAGTTTTTCTGTGGGCTCAGCTTTCAGTAGTGTGTCGGGAATTTCTCTTATAGTCGCCTTTGTTTTTTCTGGGACTTTCTCTGACTCAAGTAAAATCTTTTTTAATGAAGATATCTTAGGTGCTGTCTTCGCCTTAAAAGCACCCTTTATCATACTTGTACCAGCACCTATCCCATAGATAAGAGCTAAGTCACCCATCCAATCTATCGTCTCTTGCGTAGCAGGATCGTCTGTAACGTGTGTCTTCACCCAGTCTACAGCTTCATCGTACTTAGCGAAGGGATAGAACATCTTAGTCAATGTCTTTTGTGCTATTGGGTCTTCGGGTTGGTAAATACCCTTATGGAACATCTCTGCTGCTGGCTTGCCCTTCTCAAATGTTTTAGTTATGACTTCCCAAGGTTTCTGCACATCTGTAAATCCTTCTTTCCATTGTTTATATAGACCGTAGGCTGGTTGTGCAACGAATCCACCGATAAAACCAGGTAATCCAGTCATGACAGTACCAGCGACTTCAGCAGCACCCTTAACAGTACCCTTTAGTGTCTCTTTTGCTATATAACCTAAACCAACCTTCTCTGGTTTTACCACTTTTATAGTTTCGATTGTAGGTAGCTTATCCCACTCGTCCTCATCTTCTTGTCCGATGACTTCTATAGTAGGAAGCTTATCCCAATCTTCTTCTTCGTAAGCCATTATTCAATTACCCAGTGCCATACTCCGTCTATTTTTCCCATTTTTATATTATATTTAGGGTTCCACTTAACCTCTGTACCAGGCGGTAACTCTGCCTTTTTAACCTTCGGTAACTTCGCTTTTATCGAGGCTTTCTTCTCTGGAGGAAAGAGACCTACTTTTTGAATCTGCTCTAAGTTCTCTGAAATCTTTCCTAACTCTCCCCACATAGTATTAGGCAACGGTTGGTCTGCTCCGAGTAGTAGTCCTGCTCTTATTTTAGTCTTAGCCTGTTGCAAGTTAGCAACCTGACCAGTTAACTCGTCATCCATTCCATAGTCAGGTCTATTTTGTAACCCCTTGATTATAGTGTCTATTGATTTATCCAGTCCTTCCAGCCACTTCTGTCTTGACTTTTTAATACCTGGTTCTACTGGCTCTGCACCTTTCCTGCTTTTCCACCTATTTAGAATTGTCCCCAAAGATTCTCCAGTCTGCTTTTCCACCTCTCTTGCAGCTTGTATCTCTGCTGGTACACTCGGTTCCCTTGGTACGTCTGGTCGCAAAGTTCTCTCGGTCTGTGCTCTCTGTAAGTCTTCCAGCACACCCCAGTGTTCAAATTTTCTCTCCCTCTCTTCTGCTTCAGTCCCCCTCTCAAACTCTTTCTCACCACGCTCTGCTCCTAGTTGTTTCTGCATCATGAACATATTCATAAGGTTCCGCATACCCTTATCTCTTCTCTCCTTTTCTCTCTCTAAATACGGAAGTGCGCTTTCGCTTCTCTGATATGCCATTTTTGTCTCCTAAATTTTTACTTTGGTAAACCAGGTATGCCACCAAGCATCTGTAACATCTGCATTATCTGTTGCATGTCTATTCCAGGCTGTTGCTGTGCTTGTCCCATCGGAGGTTGTCCCATCTGTCCCATAGGTAACTGGGGCATCTCTCGTTGGGGTGGTAAGTCTACAGGTGATTGGTCTAAAAACATCTCTCCCACCCTAGGCATGCCCCGAAGGGTTTCCTTCTCGCCTTTCTTCTTTCCCTTTTCATCACCTGGGTACATCTGGGAAATTAATTTATACATCATAAATTGTTGCATGAGGTCTTGAATACCTCCGCCCCAGTCGGGGCCTGCTCGTAGCGGGTCGTAAAATCCAGCCATTTTAATTCTCCTCTAAAAGTTTATATTTTCGTTCTAGTTGAACATCGCTGTTCTGTAATAAATAATTAAAAATTCTTGGGACTTGTAGGTTGCCCCCGTATCGTAATGAATAACAATTATTCTGTTGGATAATTTTAGTTTTCGTTAAATTACATTCTTTCAGTAATATATCCTGAACTTCCTGTAAAAATTTTTGCGAAGCACATGCCAAAAAAAAGGCCAGGGAATTCCTTTTTCTATAACGTTTAGAAAGAGCCAAGCATCCGTCCCCATCGAAATAACCACGAATGAAATCTGGGTAATATTGTTCTGGGATATTTTTAATTTGTTCTTTCCCCGTTTTTCGAGGAACAATCCCATATTGTTCTAATGTATTTACTAATTTCTTCCCATTAATTTCCACTCCGGCTGTGGGGGGATTATTATTATAATTAGTCTCCTTGATGGGAACATTAGAACTAAGGAATTTCAAGAATTTCTCTATATGATTTTTATCTCGTTTTTGTAAGCGTATTTTTAATCTATAATGTTTCTCATCATCCCTGTGGCTAATGTTGCCATCTGCCATAATGAAACCAATCCAGTATGCCTTCTCTGCCGTATCACATTCTTTAAATATATTTTCATTTAATAAATATTTTCTAGTCCCCTCACGTAAGTTATCTACATCAATTTTATTCCGTCGTGGAATATCATGCCTTCTCATCCAGCGAAAAATCGTTGTTTTCGTTACACTACAAATCTTAGCAATTTTCACTGAGCTTAATTTTGTACCCCAATATTGTTTAGTTAGCCAATCTTTGTTTTCATATAGTTTCATAATATCTATATTATACACCATGAATTAGCCATCATCAAGTCAATTTAAGACACACGTTACTATCCACCCATCATTCCATATAACCCCATCATACCGCTGATATCCATCATGTTACTTCCAAATCCTGGAGAATAGGTCTGAACTCCATAAGGTACTTGTGAGCTTTGTTGCATGTATGGTAAGTATGGACTGTATTCTGGCTGCTGGCGCATCCACTCTTGCCTTTGTCTATCATACTCTTGCTGACGGGTCGGGCATGCCTGGCATACCACCAGCTAATTGTCCATATATATCACCAGCTTGTTGCCACTGTTCTGGGTAAGGAAACCCACCTTCACCTGGTTGTACGCTTGTTCCTGGTTGTCCTGGCCCAGCATATCCACCTGCGTTTGGGTTTGCGGCAATAGATATTTCACCAGCACCCGGAGGTTGCCCTGGGGGTGGTAAATTGAATGGGTCAAAGGGTTGTTGACCACTCCACTGTACTGCCTCACCACCTGGGAGTGCTTGTGGGGGTGGTACTCCCGGGGGTTGCCCCGCAACTGGAGTAAAAGGTTGCTGTCCAGTGCCTACTTGCCCCATACCCATATTCATAGTAGTTTCTCCGCTCAAATCGTATCGCCTACCACTTGGCACTGATATACTAGAAGGAGGGGGAGCATTAAAAGTGCTCGGTGCACCCCTGACTCCACTACTAAACTGCGCCTCCCCGCCTGGCGGTGGTGCTTGTGGCACTTGTGGCGGAGTAAATGGTTGCTGTCCGAACTGCGCTCCACCACCTGGGGGGGGGGCTTGGGGCACCTGAGGGGGGGTGAACGGTTGTTGTCCCATACCGCCACCTTGTGGACTACCACCCTGAGCGAATCTATCTTCTGGTCTTCGTCTTGGCATAAAATCTCCTCCTAAACCACTTACATCAATCATTTCTTGCCTCTAAAAATCTCGTATATTTTGTTAAAAACAAATCTTTCTTTTTCTTATTAAAATTACTCATACTCTCTGTGAACTGAGTCTTAATCTCTGAATCTGGCCCCTTTAAAAACCTAAAGTATCTTGTCTGTGTCGGATTGTGGGGAAAAATGTTCCACAGAGTTGTTAGCCTATCTTTCATCTTTTAAACGGAACTCCTCCACCAAGACCTCCTCGTGGCCCCTGTGGCGGTCTCTGGGGTATAGGTCTCGGCATTGGCATCTGTCCTTGAGGTGGCATGGGTCGCTGAAACTGCTGTGGTGGCATTGGTCTTTGTCCACCAGGTGCTTGACCACCACCTAATCCACCTTGCTGTGGTACCTGTGGCTGTCCAGTGGGCATACCACCACCCATTTGTCCATAAGGTGAAGCTCCCCACAAGCCAAGCGCAGACTGAGTGAACGGGTTTGATGCACTTGCCGCTACCTGACCACCATAAGGTGTAGCACCCTGACCTATCTGACCTTGTAAGAACTTCATAAAGTCTTCTGAAAACTGTTGCTGATACTCTGGTGCTTGTGCGGCGTACTCTGTCTTTTTTCCCTTGCCCTTACCGAGAAGAGAACTACCAACGCCTAAAACAAGTGGTATTAAACTTGCTATACTCATTCGATTTCCTCCCTTAAAACTCTCATTTTATATATGGTGTACATTTTATCCTCCCATCTGAATGCATACTTGAAGCGTCCCTCAACTTTCAATCCCCATATTTTACCCATTCTCATCATTCTTTCATCTGCCGTTTCCGTGGCGATACGTTTCAAATTATACTTCTCCATGATTGTTTTTATTAATTCTTTTATTTGAGTCTTAAACCTGAAGCCCCATATCCCAGGACTCCAGAGTTTAAAAACTATTTCACATTTAAATTCGGGGATGATATTCACAAATCCGATTATCCCGCCAAATATCCCGCCATTTTGGCTGGATGCACCTATCTCATAGAATATATTATTTTTATTACTGAAACCATTAAAGAGTATCTTGTGAATCAACTCATAGTCTCTGAACTCATCTGATAAGTAGAGTGGTTCTTCCATGAGCTTCTTAGACAATGCCTTAACCCTGTCCTCAGTTGGGTTGAACTTAGTGAATATCATCCTGTCCACCTCGCCCCCTTACGCCACTTTTTAGTTAGTCTCGGCACAACCAAAAACCCGACATCAAAGTGGATAAATGGCTTTCTGTCACCCTTTTGTCTGTACTTCCCAAGTCTCAGTTCTGGACTAAATGTAAGGATACACTTATAAAGCCCCTCAAGCTCCTCATTACTCTTACACTCCAGATCACCAGCTAATCCAAAAATATGGATACTTATAGGACTACCACCTTCATGGTCATTCCAGTAGAGACATCTGTAACCCGAAGTCCAATTTATGGGTTTTCCCCAAGGTACTCTAAATTTCTCATACGCTTCAAAAAACTCTTTATAGATAACTGGAGTCTTACCACTTAAACCACCGTCTTCGCTGTAGAAGTCTGGAGGTAATTTGTGACAGTGATTACACTTGTAGTCTTGGTGGGTGATGAATCTTGCTATGTAGTTACTCATGCTTCTAACACCTCAATTCTTGCATTGAGTTCTTTTATTGCATTAATCAATATCGGTATTAATCTATTCTCTCTTAGCCCCCAGAAAGCAACTGTCTCATCTATTGGTTTATATACTGCTTCGGGGATAACATCAAAAACCTCTTGAGCTATTAGCCCAAAAGATTCTGTTGATTTATTTGTAATTTCTATATGTTTCTTTTTTATCTTCCCTATTACTTTATCTTCTTCCTCGCCAGTTAATCCTACATAATAAGTATATCTTTTTGGTTGAAGTTGTAATATCTCAGCCAAGCCATACCCTAACAACGTCATATTTGTTTTCTGCCTCATATCAGATGTATTATAAACAACCCCGTCAGCAGCATCATATCTCAAGTCGTAGTCTCCTGCATCAGTTGTGGCAATGGCATTGAATTTTATTTTACCATCAGCACGTACTTCCATTTGAACTACAGGATTAGTTCCGTCATCATCCATTATTCCAATATTTAAAACTCCACCTGAATTCGAGAAAAATTTTGTTGTATTAGCACCATTACTGTCTAATAAACACATCCCAGGAGCTGTCGAACTAATAGTCAACCAAGGTGCTGCATATCCTGTCCTAACAATGGGATTACCACCTATTCCTACGCTTTCAGAGGAATCTATGGTAATAGACGTAGATGTTGCATTGTCGTCAATCCCAGTCGAGGTTAATGCTCCGCAGCTCAATGTGCCAGTAATATCAACATTATCGCCAAAATGTACCAAGCCAGCATTTGTATAAAGAGCATAATTAAGCGTAGCCCCAAGAGCTTGGTTGCCCACGTAAATACCATATAGATTAGTTACCTTATTACCAACAACCGTAGGCTCTCCAACATAATATCCATAAAGATTTGTTACCGTAGCTGCGTTAGCAATACTAGCGAAAGAAAGAAAACTTGCTGCCCCAGTTATTGTCCCAGTTGAGCTTGCTTCCGTAGCAATGACACCTTGAACACCTCGTAATCCTAAAATATCTGTCCAATTTTGTGTGTTAGTAGAATCGAGGACGACCCATCCTTGCACTCCCGTTCCTGTGCTGGTCATGGTTGCTGCGGTTTTAGCCAGTTGAAATCTCAGTCGCATACCAACCTTGGCAGTATTATCAGTATCGGTTAAAACTTCCTCGTAATTGATTCCGTATAGGGCATTGGGGCCAGCACCACCGAGTCCAAGGTGGCCTACCGTGATGTCACCAGTAGTACTTAAATTCTCATCCCCGAAGGAAATCGCCCCGCCTGAATCTGTAATAGAACCATTTGCAAGGGTGAGATTACCTACAGTTGAACCAGTTGGTAATGTTACCGTTCCAGTAGCCGAAAGCATCAGGTCTCCCGTCTCGGCACGTAAATAAATATGAGTATTGCCAGCTGTGGCATCTCCAATATAACCCCTTCTTGTTGAGCCATTTGAATCGTAAAAACCAATGTAACCTATAGATGCATCTCCTGTAGTTCCAGTTCCTATAAGTTTTAATGCCTCGTCAGCAGAGGAGGTAATTGTTAAAACTCCGCAACCTAATGTTCCAGTAGTACTTAATGCCTCGTTGCCAAAGTTTATTGCATTACTAACACTTGTTATGCTTCCACTACTAAAAACTAAATCACTATCTACGGTTATGTCGGCAGAAGCTATTGTCCCAACGCCAGTTAGATTTTGACTGTTCCACGCAAAGGCTGCTCCAGCAGCACCAGATAAAGTAGCCATAACCTCCACTGAGGTCTGCTTTGCGAAGGCATCGTTACCAGAGGCAACTAGAAAGTCATTGGCTGCATCTGCTAGGGAATGTAGAATATATTGATTGTGGTCAGGATCTGCCAATCCCGACAATACACCGTGGTCAACAGCTACGGCCGTTGAGCCAGTTACTAGAGACCCACGCAAGTCTGTGACATCTACTATCTTTGCCTTCTTTGTACCACCAAGTGTATCCTTGGTATTCATAACCAAGCGGTATAAAAACGTAATCTCTGGGGTCGGTAAAGTACCAAAAGATAATATTTCACTCAGGGCTTCTTGTACTGCTGTTTTCTTATCCGTATATTCATTTTGACCTTGAATCATTTTAACTGGATACTGCCAGTCATGTGTTACCACCAACGTAATTGACATAAATTTATTATCAGCTACTTCTATCTGGGAAAATGTCCCGTCACCATCATCGTTATTGTATGCCAATCTACCAGTTCCAGTTACCTTGTATGGCAATGTAGATGCAGTATCTTCCTTCCACGTTCCATCTACGTTATCACGGTAAAGTATTGGTATTACAGCATCTCCACCACTTAACTGTTGTTCATATTGATTAGTATAAGTACCATCGCTTATAGCGTGGGTTATATCCTGGTCAAAAAACTCACCATCTGTAACCTCAAAAGTTAAAGCAGCATCCGAGCCTGTATCGAGAGTATATCCACTTAATGTAAGTCCATCACCCCATAAAGCACCATCAGTGTTGTGCATTAAGCGATGAGTAACCCCATCCATCTGAAAACCATGCCTTTCATCTCCAAGTATATAGGCAGTACCATCTGTTACATTCCAATATACCGCTGTCACAAGTGGTTTGATTTCATATATAGTATCAAGTGCAGCATTTGAGGGGTTAACGCTTACTGTTAATGAGCCAGCTTCATAATAAATAAAGTGAACTCCAGGCGTATCTTCAATCTGGATATTTTCAGAAGAGCTTTTTGTGTATTTTGTACCCTCTTGGTAAAAGTCAAAAGAGCCATTGGAAGGGGCTATTGTTAATGTTCTAGTTCCACCCCAGGATAATGTGCTGTCTGTCCTATTTTCAAAGCCAGTAGGCTCATTCGTTAATTCGTGGAATGATTTAATGTAACTAACAACTGCTTTTTCTGTTGGAAGAGCACTATCGCTATCGCCCCCCATTGTCCCATCAGTAGAAAACTCAGTAACAGCATTGACAACCGTAAGCCCCGCAAATGTAGGAGTTGCGTTGGTTGCTATTCCCTGTATGGTGTCTAACTCAGTTGAGGTTATCTTTAAATTAGTTGTATTAAAATCTACACTCGCAGTGAAAGATGAAATCTGTAACCCATCTCCCCACGTGTCCACTCTCTTGTCATAAGCATCCTTGGCATTTGCCACGGTAAGTGACACGGTATCGTCTTTTAGGCTACCTGATAAATAAAGGTCTTTAAACCTTAGTGTAGTAGCCCCAATGTCTACTGCATTATCAACGGTTGGTTTAAAACTCGTAACGATAGTTAAGTTACTGACTTCTTGTGAATCAATAACCATATTCTCAGTGTCAGTAATCCTCTCTACCTGTTCTTCAGTTAAAGAAAGATACAGACTCTTGAGGTACTGCCCCATGTTTTCTATAGAGTCCACCCGTTCTGGGTAAGGAAAAGATTTTATTCTGCCGATTGTCAATTTATATCTCTATGTAAGGCCCCAGTGGGACTACATCAGCCTCCATCCGTAGCCACATGAACTCCTTATCTGTAGATGCGTGTTCTATCGCAAATATAAAATACTCGCCTGTTTTTATGAAGTGATAAGTGGCACTTAGAATCTCACCTGTACCAGTTCCAAGTGACTTTGTTTCATGTTCCCAAGTCGCTCCACCATCTGAACTGACATACACTGTTACATTCGTAGATGTAGTCATGTCTTTGTAAATTAACTTTACACCAGTAACTTCTTTCATCCTGTCTAAGCACTGTGGTATCTGGTCTGAAAAATCCAGTGTCTTACTTCTCCAGCGAGAAAGTATCACTGAACCATCATCAGATAAATAATCACCTGAGTAAGTAAAAATCTTACCCTCTGATGATGCGAGGTAATATTTAAAGTCATCTTTTATGCTTACTGAGTCATAAACCACCTGCCTACCAGAGCCACCTACATCTGCGAGTGTGACTCCATTAGATTCGTGGTCTACGTTTGTGTCGGTTAGTGAGATATTATCAACGTAACTTGTGTGGTCATTATTAAACGTTGCCACGGCTATCTCGTAAACCGTGTAAGAAGCATGAGCAGTAAATGCGAGATTATATCGCACATAACTTGTGCCTGGAGTTATTTCTATATAACTAGCACCGTCTATAGATTCCCACTCACCAGCATCGGTTAAGGCAACATTATCACCAGTATCTTTTATAAGAAGGCGAATTTTCAATGTAGTCGAGGTACTCTTGTGCCACAGGGACACTAAATAGGGATTCCCAGCAACTAATGTAACATCTTGGGTAATTGCCGCATTATTTCCAGCCCCAACGGAGACAAGGCGACAAGCATAAGTTCCAGCATAGACTTCGGTGGATTCCTTTGTAACCGTTCCTGAACCAACTATATCCTCAGTCCAGTTATCTAAATCTGTGGTACTAGACCACAATTCACAGGTTCCATTAGTTACTTTTTCGCCCATTACACTGCACCTCTTCCAGCACCAGATATAAAATCAGCGTACCAATACGCTCCCCACTCTTCGTCTTTATAATCATAGACGAACACCCACGGGCCTTCTGAAGTATTAGCGAACCACAATATCTCATTATCAAGATAGTTGTTAAACCCCCACACATTCTCTCTCTCGCTGTCACTGACTATCTCTCTGAATTTATACCTTATCCTCTCTCCTATTGCTACTGGATGGTCTCCATCAATCTTATAAAAATCATCTCTTCCGAGAAATGCGTTTGTACCACGATATTCTACGATACTATACGGAGCTACACACCCCACACCACGTTTCTGAGAAAGGAATATAAATGGGTCAGTAGCCTTAGCTGTTTTCTGACCAAAGATAAGTGATTCAGTCTTATAGACAACTAAACCTGCTCCTACTTTTCCAAGCCCTGAAATTACATCATCAGTTTCTATAAACTCATAGTCAACTGCTGTAGTATCTTCAGTAGACCATAGCGTAGGGTCTCCATTCGCTGAGGTTCTTACAGTCCACGGTGAGGCTGTACCACCAATATAGAGATTGGCAAGACACAATCTATTGCCATATTCTATACAGTATTTTGCCCTAGTAGCATAAGTAGAATCCAGGGCGGCAGCATAACCGCTACCAGCCCAGTACTGCACATTAACGATGTCGTTAGTGAAGCAGAATTTATCATCAACTACAGCTACTTGCCACCGTTGGTTCGATGGAGTACTGTAGACACGTCTTATGTGGTAAGACTTAGAGGTACCACTGATGTCTTTTTGATATGCCGCCGATAAAGTAAGTGACGTAGTTGATGCCACTGATATTAACCGCCAACTGGAATCAGGTTCTTCATCAGCAGTTAAATCCTCATCTAACACAAAATAATCACCCACCATGGCGGTCACCCAGGTTGTTCCGTTTCCAGTAACAGTTACGCTACTAATGTCAGTAACATTGCCAGTAGCATACTCTTCTGTCTTGTGTGACCAGGTTTTTCCCGATGCCGCTTCCCTTCTTATAAAATCATCATCAGTTAAATAAAGTGTATGCCGAGTGCCATCATTTTGCTGGTATAAATAAACTCCCTGAACATTCTCCCCTAAATCCCTATCTTCTAAATACCCCCATCGTTTTCTCATTCGCTTCTGCTCTATAGTCAAGTTTTTTGAAGGCCAATCAGCAGCCCCAGGAAACATGTGTAGACTGGGTTTATCTAAACTCAGTAAGTGTTCAATCGGTTGAATAATATATTTTTCAGCCATTATGCTGCCGCTATGGGAATATCATAAATTAAGGCATAAACCTGCCCACTTGTTACAGCGTGAGAAGTTCCAAGAACAGTCCTTGCGAGCATCTCTCCACCAGTTGAAGCGTTGAAGATAGCTACCTCAGTTATGGTTATGGAAGAAGATATATCAAATGTAGCAGTAAACCTCATGGTATCGTTTGAATGCGTAGTCGTTATCCTCGTTACTGTGGCAGCTACTCGTGAACCGCTCTGGCTTACTAAGGCAGTTTGCGTATTTGCGAATGCAGTAGTACCTGTCCCGATTGCTAAGTAAGCCCAGTATTCTGGAGAACTGTCGTCTGTCCCTAAGTTAGCCATTTCGCCCAAACCTGATTTCGTCAAACCCACTTTATCCTCCTTGGAAATACATAGTATGTCGAAAAACTACCGACATACCGTGTATAGATATGCTATTATTCCCTATACCCACCAGTCTCAATGAGGGCATTAGATTCTGGTATCACAGTCTTAGTACTTCCTAATTCTTCTTGAACATATATACCCATCATTCCAGAAACATTATCTAACCAGTCTTTTTTCATCTCTTCTGCCTCTGGATACTCTTTAAGCCATGTTTTACCTATAATTAGAGCAAGTTGTAGTATAGGCTCATCCCATGCAGTGTCTAACACCGTAGTATCAGTACCCGTCAAAACCGCTGGTATCTTCCTGTAGTAAACATAAATAGACTCACTAGAGGTGTCTGGCGTGGGGTGTAGATATATAGAGTCACCAGCTCTCACCCACTCGTTAGGTTCACCCTCAGAAGTTGAGTCAAACCTATCTGTATACCTAATATATTCACGCCATGGGATTTGGTCTATGTGCCTCGAATTTGTAAAGTCGTAACAAGCTCTTACTACCATACAATCTGAGGGTACGCTTATGTATGGAGTTCCATCAGTCGTGGTAATAGTCGTATCAACTGTTTCTAGCTGAGGGAAGGTGAAGTTTGTTTTAATAGCAAAAAATCTATTTCTTGTGGTAAGTCGTATGTATGCCATATTTATAAAAGTCTCATAAAGATTCGTACCATCGTAATTTTCAACGTCAGTCCTCGTTCCCATTTGTAATTTTAGATAGCTGACAAATTCATCAAATCCCCATGTCCCACTCATTCTTGTCCTCCAAAATGTTCTTGTTTATATAAATAAGCCATCTTTGCCTCAAGCCAATGGTGGTAAGCTTTGTTGCAAATTACAAGATTCTTATTTCTATTGTCACTCTTAATGCCATTGACATGGTGGACAACCT